TCTGTAACTGCTGCACCTGTTGAAACGTTAAAACCAGTGAAAGCTAACCTTCTCTCTAACAAAACATTGTAAGTATCTTCTAAATCAAGAACATTTGCAAATTCATATGTCCCAGTTGATAATACATTATTTGGGAAGTCCCAACTTGCAAGAGCATCAACATCAGAAACACTATCCCATAAAATATTGCCTTTTAAAACAATTCCAGTTAAAGGAGTTCCATAATTAGGTGGACTGTATTTTTCTACATCTGTAAAAGTACCTTGAAATGTTGGACTGTCAGTATCTTCTTTTCGGTCAATAATTAAAGTTTGATTTCCAGCACTTGCTGTAAACAAAACACTAGCTGGTGTGGTACTTTGAACACCAAGAATATTTTCAAATACTGCAAAATATTTTCCTGTTATAGCTGGAACATTAGCACTTGTAGAGCTACCACTAACCGTTGTTAATGAAGCTGCTGTTGCAAAAGTGGCACTTGTATTGGTGCTATGCCTTATTACAACTTTTCCTCCTGTTAAAACATCTCGACTTGTAGAGGCAGGCCAATTTAAAACAGCTTGCGTTGGGCTTATTTGGTTAACAGTAAGACTTTGTACATTATCAGGTGGATTTGTGTTCTGTGTAATTGCATGGGTTTCACTATAAACAGGACCTCTACCACCTAAGAAATTAAAAGCTGTTACTCTTACCGTTAAAGTTCCAACACGCAAACTTTTTAAAGTTGCGTTAGGTGATGTTGAGATTATCTGCTGGTAATTATCATTATCCATTTTGTATTCAACAAAATACTGAACCGTTCTTAATCCATTATGTGTCCAACTAATATCACAACCTATAAGAACACTTGCACCTGATACATAATAAAAAGTTGTAAATGCAATATCTGTTACGGCATCTGGTGGGCCACCTATGGGATTAGGTGTAGGTGTGGTTACTATAGGAGTATCAACTCTTGCATAAATAGACTCATCATATTGAATAGCTGTGACCGCATGAGTTTGATCTTCCTCTTCAGTTACTCTTAAAATTCTAAATTTTTCTAAAGCAATAGTATCTGTATCAATTCCATAAAAACCGCCAACACTTGGAACTTGTGAAAAATTAGAACTTACTGTAAATGTTCTTCTTGATTCATCTTCACTACCAGAGGCAGTTTTAGGAATTGTAATAGCAGAAACAGTTTTTTGTTGCAATAATCCATTACCTAAAACAACTGATACTTTTGGGTTTTGTCCAATACTTATTGTTCCAATATCTTCAATACTATCTACAGTTATAGAATTTATTGTAGCTGCATGAATACGGCCACCTCTACGAGAAATAGTTTTTAATGGGTCTGCAATAGAGACAACCATACTTGGAGAAAGAATAACCCCTGCATCTTGAGATACTGAAAAACTTACAGTTTGTGTTAAATATCTTTCAGTCTCTAATATCCATCTACCTAATCTCTGTGCTTGTCCTTGTGAATAACAGCCAATACTTCTAATTTCTTTATGATTTACACCATAAACTCTTACAGCGTCAGCATCTTCTACTCTTTCAAAAAGTACATCACCTATCATGTCATAGCTTTGGTAAGCCACAGTAACACAAGTATGTCTTGATTTTAAAGAAGTGCCGTTATATTCAAAAAACCCATCAACAACCATGCTTGGATTTATGACGTAAGTAGAATCAGTTGGTTTATCTTGTTTTACGACAAAACTGCCAGCAGTAAAATATGCAAGACCTCTAAAAACATTTGTGAGTTCTTTTATAACGGTGAAAACTTCTTTTCTGGTATTAAGAACACAATTTAATGAGAACCTTGGCTCTTGCCCTCCTTTACCATTACTTACTAACTCATTACAATATTGAGATATTGCAAAGAAATCAAATTTATCTAAATGAGCGTCTGGTATAGAACACCCGTACCTAGTATTTTTTAAAAGATCGTATAAGCACCACGCAGGGTCGTTTGTCCATGTTGCAGCCCCTAATGTGCCATTAAATAAACCAGAATATGTAATTCTTCCAATATGAGTTGTTGTATCTACTGAAGCATTATGCGGAATTTGTACTTTAATTCCTCGTACCAAATAGCGTCTTTCAGGAATATTATTAAAATTTTGTGCGTTAAATTCTAAAAAATGTATAGCACTGTTTGGGTATCTTAAAACCTCATCAATAATTGATGTAAAACTTGTCCAATTTAAGGTATTTTGTCGTTTAGCACTGGTTTCATCTGCACTTGTTCTTGTTAATCTTATATCTACCGGAAATGAAGCACCAGCAAGGGACACATTATAGGTTCTAGAATATGGATTGCTTGTTTTTCCAGAAATAGTAGGTGAAGCAACAACAGCATAACCACCACCATTAAATTGAAGCGATATTTGAAAACTTACAGAGTGTCCAATAATATCACCATCACCTTCAATAATTTGCAAAGTTGGAATCTGTACTGTAATTGCAACTCTATCAATATCGGTGTTTGTAACTGTTCTTGTTATTGGCCCCCCAGATTGTGTAACAGTAACACCTACAGAGGTGGTGGATTCCAATACCCCTTGTTCTATTAAAATTGGGGATTGATTTTGCGTTCCTACTCTAAATTCTCTAACATATCCTGAAAAATTAGTTAATGAAGTTTTATCAAGAAAAACATCTTCAAACTGGTCAATTTCTCCCTCCGATATTAGATCAAGAACTCTAGCAAATTGTGTACTTGATAAAGTATCAGGTGCTTCGGTAGGTTCTCTTGGGCCACCACCTTTTTTACTTCCTCTAATTATAATTTTATCGTCTGCCATTTTATCCAGCACTTACAACTAAAGGTTCAGAATTAATACCAGCACTAATGACCACACTTCCAGTTATAACACGACCATAACAAATTGGTACTGGCAATCCTTGATCCGCAACATTGACAATTCCACTAAAACTAAAAGATTGTAACTTTGATGCTTCGGGAATAGAAGGTGGTGTAGGACTAAGCAGCTGACTAATTCCACCAGCAACTAAAGAAAGTCCAATATAACCTAATGCTTTAGAAAAGGCAGCAGATCCACCAAACAAACCAAGACCAGATTGACCCATAAAACCAAGACCAGTTGGCCCTAATGGAGCCGCAAAAACAGCTAAACTAATTAACAATGCTCCAGCTAATATTTGTCCCATACCTCTACCAGCACCTTTTATAACAGGGACTATGTGCATTACATCTTTTTCTGACCAAGGTTCTGTCATTGGCTTAAGATTTGTTTTATAAATTTTTTGTTTTCCTATAGTTACCTTAAATCCATTACCTTGTTCATCATTACTTAAAAACCAATTAGTTAATTCTGGAAAGTTTACACATAACGCTTTTATTGCATGAGATGGGTTGTCAACTTCAAGTTCAAAACTAGATTGACCTAATTTTTTTCTTAACTCTCCATAAACTTTTACAATTTTCATAATGATTTATGTCTAGCAACAAAAGCAGTATTTTTTATATAATACTCGCCTAAAACATCTCTGCTACTTAATCTTCCTTGAACATGATGTAAAACTTGTTGATCTCCTAAATAAATTGCAGCGTGATTTGGTAAATTTGCTTCAAGGTGTATTAGTAAAACATCATGTTTTTGTATTTCATCTAAAGGTACTTTTCTAAAACCTTCATTCATAAAATTATCTTCATATAAATTTTGACCTTTTTTCCAAAATTCATCAGCCCTGTAATAATCACTTAATTCTAAATTAAATTCTTTTTTGAAATAATCTCTTACTAGAGAATAACAATCAATAATACCAAACTGAAATTTTCTTCCTACATAGGGCAATTCAAACCCAGATGGCTCATAATATCCCCAATTCTCTGTCTGTGGATTTACTATATGCCAAGGAACACCAGATTTTTCACAGGCAATCTTATCTCCATCACTAGGAATAGGCTGTGAATAAGGGTGAGAATGAACAACAGCAACAATTTCTCCATCTTCTTCAGCTTTTATGTAGTCATCAGTTGCTAGAACAAAAGTATGTTTAGGAAGTTCTGCTATGTTTTTACATTTTTTATATTTAGTTTTACCTTTTCTTATAATTATTAAACCGCAAGATTCATTAGGTGATTCCTCTTTTGCATGATCTAATATTTGTTTTTTAATATCTTTTGTAAGATTCATTTCAACATACCAAGACTAGGAAAAGACCCATAAGGTAAAGGGGCATATTGTCCAAATCTAGCTTTACAAGAACTTAATCTTTTTCCGCAAACATCTTGTGCAGCACTAGCTACTGATTGATCGTTAATATCAAAATAAGTTGACGCACTGTAACTGCATTCCGAACTTCTATAAACCCATTGGCAAATATTAGATACACACTGTCTTTTTGGTAGCATTTCACCCTGCTTATCAACAGGCATAACTAATTCAAATTGCACTATATCTCTATTTTCAGATACTTTTCTATCAATGGTAAAAGTTTGATCTGGATACCTTGCATGAGGATCAGCGTCAGGTTGTCCATCAAGATATTTTCGTAATGTTTTGATTCTTCTCACTGTTGTAGCAGTAAGGTCATTCCCACTAAAAAGAGCTGTTTGACTTGGATTTGTGGTGCGTTGAACATTATTAACAGTTTTAATAAGTGCTGTGATCGCACCATCTAAATTAGCAACAGTAAGTGTTGGTCTGGGTAAAGATCCTTGAGTTGTTTCTTCAAACCCTTCAGCTTTAATTGGAATCGCTGTATAAGTATTACTATTAAAAACTATATTGCCTGTAAAGCCAGCATTTAAACCATTATGAAAATAATATTTTGTCACACCTAAAGCAGTTGCCACCTCGCTAACAAATTCAAGTTCAAACAATTCAATAATTTTATCGGGTGCAAAAGTATTTAAATCTTCAAATACACTACTTATAGCCGTCCAGACGACATTATTATCTGTGACAGTAGAACCTACATCTGTACCAAAAGGTGGCTCTGTAGCTCCTGTAGTACCTGCTGTGGTACATTCAAAAACAAGTCCAGTTGGAACGATAGCCGAAGCTGATCTTACAACAGTTCCAAGTGCAGTAACAGTATTAGCTGTCCAAGCAGAATAAGCCATTAGGTTTCAAATACCTCCCTAAAAGTACATTGAATAACTGCACGATTCAATGATGGTATTGTTTTTGTAAAACTATCGCAAACAAATTTACGTTGACCTGACATTGTACAAGTTACATTTCCATTTGTAGTACCAGTTCCACTTGAATTAACAGTAAATGTATTTTGGTCTACAGAGGTTGTCACAATAAAATCACCGCTAATCATAGCACCACCAGTAAAAGTTAAAGTTACTTTATCTCCAATAGCAACACTATGGTTTGTAATTTGAATTGTCACTGTAGTTCCTGATCTTGAATAAGTGCCTGTACCAGATATGCTTTCAGCAGGCGGTGTAAAATTAAAACTTTCATTATCAAAAGCCCTACTATTTAAAAAAGCTTCTATTACATCAGATTCTGTTTCGGAAACCCTAAATTCTAAACTGTAAGTTTTAGGATTTTGATTTATACCATAAGACAAACGCTGTTCAAATCCATCTCCAAAAACAACAGTGCGAACTCGTGGTGCTGTGTTTTTTGAAAAACTATATGTTGGTGTAATACTTGGAAAAGTTGCCATAATTATGCTTTAGATAAAAGCCCTCCAGCCCTTGATTGTTTGACAAGTTCTTGCTGTACTGCTAATCCAATAAGTTTACCTAACTGACTTGAAGTAGTCTCATCACCCTCTGCTTGCGTTCCAGAGGCATCTACAGAAACATTAATAACATTTGTATTTCCTCCGCCTAGTTGATTATTAGGAACAATTGTACCTGATGTAGTAGGAACAAAAACTTCTCGTCCACGTTCACCAACCATATAAGGTTGATTTGCACTAACTCGACCTCCATTAGCACGACCAAACAAACCACCAAAAAATCCACCAATAGGGCCACCAATACCAGCAAAAGCTTTTTGTATTGCAATTTCAACTAATTTTCTCTTCATTTGGTCAAGTACTTTTATTGCAGCTTCAGCTAAAGTTTGTGTACCCATAACAGCATCAGTAAGATTTTGTACAATTCCATCTTCAATTTCTTGACCTATTTGTGCAAATTTACCTTTTAAAGCTTCTGCGGCTTCAGCATTTTTATCAATTTCTGTTTTTTGATCTTTTAATCCTTGATTTGCTGTAAGAATGTCTTTAATTTTTTCTCTATTATGCTCACCATGAATTGCTACGGCATTGTTAATGTCGTGTTGCAGTTGAACTTCTTTTGTATTACCATCAATAGCTGCCTGTAACAACTCACCAGATTGTTCTTGTTTTGTTATAAAATCCGCAAAAGCTTTCTTTTTTCTTTCTTCCTCTTTTTTGATTCTATCAGCTTCATCTTTAGCTATTTTTTTATGTTTTTCTCTTTCTTCTTTTGTTAGTCGTGTAACTTCTAAATCTTTCTTTTTTAGTGCAACAATCTTATTTTGTGCTTCCTCTATTTTTTTATCTGATTCAAGACTATTTGCTCTGCCTTGTAACATTCTTTCTACTCGTTTAGCCTCGTCTAATTCTTTTTTAAGATTTCCGCTTCTTTTCTTCTGTTGTGCATTTAAACCATTATATCTATCTTGTAATTCTTGTACTTTGATTTTTTGCTTATCTAATGCATCAGTAACGCTTTGTTCATCTCCAGCATTTACAAGATTATTAAATTCTTTTTGTTTATCATTTGCTTTTATTAATGCAGCGGTGAGTAATGTAGCTCCTGTCGCTATCGCAACAAAAGGTATAGCATTTAAGGCAACAGCCGCTAATCCAGCAGTACCAGCAATTTTTGTCAAACCTACACTTATTGCAGTAAAGAGAACAGGTAAACCTTTTGCCGCTAACGCTATTCCACTAAAAATAAGACTTGCTTTTCCAATAGGTGAATTAACAAAATCAACTGCTGCTTTTGTAAGCTCTGTTAAACCTTTGACGGCTGGAATAACAACAGGTAATAATAATTCACCAACGGCTCTTGATAAGTCCTCAGAGGCGTTTGATAAATCTTTAAAAACTTGTGTCGGGTCATTTGCAACTAATTCTTTTAAAGAAGCCGCACCTTCAGTTTCAATTTTTCTTAAGGCTCTCAAAACAACGTCACTTGTCAATTCACCTTCAGCAGCTAATTCTTTAAGTTTTCCAATAGGTACATCTAATTCTTTTGCAATAGGTTGTAATAATGTTGGGATCTGTTCAGATATGCTTCTAAATTCATCTCCAGCAAGCCTTCCAGAACCTAAAGCCTGTGCTAACTGTCGAAAAGCGTTGGATGCCTCTATAGTTGATGCTCCAGCTAATTTTGCTGCCGTATTAAATCCAAAGAAAGTACTTTTAATATCATCTACACCTACACCTAGCGGGGCTAACCTAGCCGTTATATCTGTAATACCTTCTAAAGCTTCAGTTGCACTCAATCCAAATGCTTTTTGTGCGTCAGCTGCTATTTGTTGAGATTTGGCAAAAGTTCCGTTTGCTTTAGTAAGTAATCCTAATCTTACATTTAATTTTTCAAAATTTGATGCAGTTTGAACAGCTTGTTTTGCTAAAACTGTGACACCAACACCTGCAATAGCTGTTCTTAAACCACCAAACGCCCTCTCTAATTTGTTTGTTCTATTTTGAACACCCTGTAATGCTCTAGTGGCATTTGTCGTATCTACTCTTAAGGTAACAATACTTTGTGCCACAAATAAAAAAAGTCTTTCTTATATATTACCCTTATTTTGCTCTTTGACGATTAAGTTCTTTTTTTTCTCTCTCATATTTAACTTCATAATATGCAGCCCAATAAATTAATTCCTCTTCTGAAATAGAACATCTTAGTTCCTGTAATGATTTACCAAGTTCTGTTGCTAGGAAAAATTCAAAATTTAGCCAATTATCCCCGCTTATTCTTTTTTTGCTGTGTCAATATCTAGTTCAATATTAAACAAAAACAATTCAAGATCATTTAAAACTTTTTCTGGTAATTGTCTTTGCAACATCGGGGCATCTGACATATCAAAAGCTGGCGTACCATCTTCTTTTTGTGCCATCTTACAAAGCAACTGAGTAGAAACTGTCAAAGCTTCATCTGTACCTGCAAGCTGTTGAGCTTTTTGTCTGTCAAATCTTGTTATCGGTGGGAAATATAAAGTGGCTAAAATTTTACCAACAGAATCTTTTAACTCATATTTACGCCTAGTGGTCATCTCATCTTTAAAACCATCTATGATGAGGTCTGCGGTTCTTTGATTTGCCATAAAAAATAGGGGTTGTAAAAATTTTTATTAAATAGCTGATGTAATTGTGCCGTTTGGCTTGAATGTAATGTTGATTGTTTGAATATCTCCTAAAGATGAAGCGTGTTCAAAACTTGTAATTAATCCATCAAAGCTGATTTTTTTAGTTGCACTAGAACTATCTGGGAAAAGTTCAAATGCAGCAGTAGCTAAGTCAC